ACCCCATCGGCTTCGCTGAAGGTCTCGGTGACGCTGCCGCTGAAGGTAATCGTCAGCGGCTCGCCCACTTCTACCGGCGGCTCCGGCTCACCCTCCAACGCATCGACACGCTCCTCCAGCATCCCCACTTGCTCGATTAGCGCCGCTACCTGCAATTCCAGCGCCTCTACCCGCGGTTCCAGCTCGCTTTCGCCAGTCGGTTTGGCCATCAGACTATCCCTAATCTTTCATACTTCAACTTGACCGGTCGACCCTGCGGCATCTCGTATGCCACCGCCATAAGTCCAAATGCGTCCGCCGAATGGCTCGACCAGTCGTGGTTTGGACCTAATCCTACATCTCGTACATCCTCCGATTTCTTTTCATGATACCAACCTAAAGCGTCTCGCCCCGCCTCGGTTGTCTCGGCATTAAACCAGACACTCGGGAATATCCTTCTCGCCGCTTCGATCCGCATTCTTGCGGCACCTCGGCCTTGATTGGGAATAACCTCGACCGGAAAGCCAGCGCTACGGAAGGCGCTCTCGAAACTTACGTCCATCACACGGTCTGCCGTAGCGCCATCATGCGGGAGAATAATTTGCGCTTTGCCCCAACCGCCATCGCGTAGCCACTGAACGTGCGTCGCTAACGGTTCGCCAATAGCCTCATAGAAATCAAGCACGTGAATAGCGCCCCGCCCGACGAATTGAACCACCCAGCAGGCCGTGGCGTCACTCTTTAAGCCCGAACCGCCCAAATCAAAGAATGCCTTGATACTCAGTAGCGGGTCTCGCGTAACCTTTGTTATCCTTCCCTCTTCCTTCGCTTCGTTTAAATGCCTGGCGAAGTACGCCCCCACATGTGCGGTGGCGTATTCACCAAGCCAAATATGGCCATATTGCTCCGGCCTTACCCGCTCGTCTTCCGCCCTGATCTGTTCCAGAACGGCAGGGAACCATGGATTGTCTTTGTAGTTAACCTCGACTATTTTGCTGTTTAGTGGTGGATTAATTCTGAACCTCAGATTGGTTGCCGAGTTGCGTCTTTCTGGATTGTATGTGCACCATATCTCAGCGCCTTCCTCACGAACAGTCGGGATGGCTTTTTGCCATGCCACCTCGCTAACCGGTTCCGCCTCGTCAACCCAGAGTAGCCGTATGCGCGCTGTAGACTTAACGCTTTCAATATTCCGCCGGAGACCCACAAAAGTGAAGTCAATCCGGCCGTCTTTGGTACGTATGTATTTTTCGCCAATCTCGTAATTTTTCGCCAACCAGGGCTCGCTTTCGATCGCTTGTTTAACTTCCGCCATCGAGCTTTCATCAAGCGAGTTTTGAAATTCTCGACCACAAACAATAACCCCCGATTGTTTAGCCTGGGCGCATCTCAGGCCATGAACTGCCGCCATCTTGGCAAAGGATCTCGATTTGGCGGAACCACGACCCCCGTAAGCACCGCGATACAGGGCTTCACCGGAGAAGACTTCTACTAGCTTTCTGGGGAGCTGGATCTGGCCGGAGGTCACGGGCAAGCCGCCTTTTTGTACATCACCCCCGCCGTGTCGATGCACACCGCGAGGCCACCCGCACCGGCACTCGTCGGCAGTCCCGTCGCCTGCAAGGTGGAGGCGATCTGCGGCGCCCCCAATGTGCTGGTGCCGAGATTGACCACCTGATTGTTAACGCCGCCGCCGATGCTGTCGCCGCCCAATCGCACCCAGGCACTGGACCCGACATCAAGATGCAAAAACGTCGTAACCGGCACATTGCCGGCGTCGCCCATAGTATTAAGTCCAATAATACCGGCAATGCCACTCGATTTAATAAAGTAAACATCGTTCGGGCGCGGCGCCAATGTATTCAAGGTATTGGCAGTAATCTGAAAATTGGTGCCGCCGATCAGGTTAAACCCGCCGCCCTGACTCGAACTCATCCGCGCCGTCGCCCCGCTGCCGCTACCGCCCGTAAGCGGAGTCGCCTCGTTCGGCGGGATTACACTGCAATCGCCGGGGTTGGAGATGGTAAACCCGGTCACCACGCCAGCCGCTACCGTCGCCGCCAGTACCGGCTGCGTCACGCAGGTGCCGCCGACGATGGTCAGCAGGTTGCCGTTGGCGTAGCCGGTGCCGCCGGCAATCACGGTAGGCGTGTTCACTAGGCTGCGATGCGCCGTCTGGTTCCACTCGAAACCGTTGACGCCGGCCGCCCAGGTCAGCCGCGACGCCGTCACCCCGTCGCCCTGGAACAGCACCGATACGTCGTTGCCGACAATCGCCCGGTCCATTTGATACTGGCCGCTCGGCACGAATACCGTGCCGCCGGTCGCCGCCACCTGGGTCGATTGCGGGTAGGTCGCTTTTGATTTCAGATGATTGATCGCCGCCTGCAGGGCACAAGTGTCACTGCTGACCGGGGCCGGCGTCTCGGGGCAAGCCGCTTGTTGCTCTGCCGTGGCCGGATGATTGACCCCGTCGCCATGCGCACCGAAATGCCTGATGTTGACATTCAGCCCAAGGTTATCCGCCGCCGCCGGTAACCGCGCGTTGCTGGCGTCCGTCGACATCGGGTCCGGCACCTGTTGCGCCGCCACCGGCAGGCTCACAGCCAAGGCCAGCAGGAGAGCCAGGGCGCGGGTCATACCGCCGTCCCGTCCATGTAGCGCCAGATCGTGCCGTCCGAGACCGCCACCCGCTTGCTCGCCGCGCCGTCCGTCAGGTAAACCAAGTGCGCCGTGCAGGCAGACGCCGCCGGCAAAGCCGCGATATTAAAACTCTTCAGGTGCGGGCTGCCGGCGTAAGACACGTCGAGCGAAGCGTGACTGCTAATCCCCGACTTGGCCGTGTTGTCCCGGTAAAAGCTGATAAACGGCCCATCCGCCGTCAGCCGGTTAAGGCGCAACCCGACATCGTTGCCACCCGCTGCGCCGTCGAAGGTTATCCGCGTCTGAAAGTTGGCGCCAACCTTGAAGCCGGCCCCGGCAATCGTCGTGATATCGCTCTTGCCGACAGAGAGTGCCGACAATACCGGCTGACTGACCCCAGCGTTGGTCCTCAGCCCGAAATGCGAAGTCGAGCCGGCCGCGTACACGATAGGCGTCGCCACACCGACAAACATATTGTCGCCGATGTTGTTGCTGGAGGAGTTGTTCTCGCGGATGCCGATCGGGGTGTTTATGATCGTATTGTTGTCGATGACGTTATTAATCGCCTGGTAGACAACCATCCCGGAGCCGTCGTCGTAGTCAATGTCCGCCAGCCGGAAAGCCTCCATCAGCTCGCCACCAGGCCCGGTGCCAGACCAATCGCGAAAGCCTATGATATTGTTACTGTAAACACTGTTTTGCGTCTGAATCGCGACCGCCCACGGGAAGAAACTCGGCGTTGGAATGGTGCCTTCAGGCTCGTATCCCCAATCCTCGACAATGTTGTTGGTGAAGACCGTCCGGCAAAAGGCGTCGGTGTTAACCACCCGGCTGCCGTGTTTTTTGAAGTAGTTGCCGCTGACGATAAGCTCCTGCGGCGCCGGCAGGTTTATCGCCGTGCGGTGGATCTGAGCGCTAAAGCCGGTGCGGCACTCGATGATGTGGTTGTTGATAAACCGTGTTCTGTGCCCTGATCGCTTCATCGCCGCGGTGCCGGCGCAGCGATAGAAAACGCAATCCTCGACCGTGTGATCGCCGTGGTCGTCTGTTGGCCCGGGGTCGCTGCCGCCGGTCAGATAGACCCCCAAATCCGGCTGGCCCCGGAAATAACACTTCCTGATGGTGCCCCGGTTACAGGTATTGACGCTGATGCCGCTGTCGCCTTTGAGATCGCGGTAGTCGTTCGTCGACAAAAACTGCACGCTTTCCAGCAGGTAGTCGTCCAACCGCTTTAATGTGATCCCCGTGCCCGATGCACCGGCACTGATAAAACCCCGTGAGGAGTTGTCGACCGTGCCGCCGTACCACCTCAGGCTTGGCCTGGTGACGTCACCGTCAATCGTGACGATCGTCGTCACAGGCTCGGCCGTGCCCTTGATGATCGCGTCCCTGGCGAAGTGCAGGGTCAGATCATCGGCGATGACGGCGGTGATCGCCGTCACCATGTACGTCCCAGGCCCGGCCTGCCCCGGCAGGCGCTGCGCCGCGCACGCCATAATCCAGGCGTAGACCGCCGCCGTGTCGTCGATCGTGCCGTTACCGACCGCACCGTAATCCCGCAGGTGCAGATATTGCGCAGCGTGCCAGGAAACCCGCTGGTCCATCAGGGTATCCAACCGAAACTGCGCTGGTTCGCCGTCAGCGCCGCCCGCTCTCCCGACGTCAGCGCATAGGCGTCCCAGGCAATCGCCTCGCCCCAACTGCACACCGTCGGCGCCGTCGCCGTCACAATCCCCGGCGTCCCCGCCGCAACGCTGTTGGTCAGCGAGCCCGCCGTCTCTACGCCATCAATGGAGAGCACACTGCCGGCGCCGTTGATCACGCCCTGCGCCGCATGCCACACACCATCGGTGGCCGGGGCGGTGAAGCTCGTCGCCGCCGTCAACTGCCAGGTGTTCGCCGCAACCCCCATGATCCGGTCGGTGCTGCCGGCCCAACGGACAAAGACACACTGCCCGATGCCGCCCGTGCGGTGCCCCACCGCGCTCAAGCTCAAGACCCCCGTCGCCGGCGTCACGCTCGCACCCAGCAATTGCTGCCCGGTCACCGAACCCCTGACGCACGGCAAGGCGCCGACGCAGTCGAACACTAAAAACGGCTGGTTGGCCGGTGTCGCGTGCGTGATATCCGCCGCCCCGCCTTGGCTGTACCACTTGACAACCGTGCAAGCGTTAGCCGCGCTCGTGCAGTGCGCCAACGCCGCCGCCTCGTCCCACGGGCTGCCCAAACCCGGCACGAACCCGAGGAAACCAATGTCGGTTTCGAGGTTGTCGCTGGCCCTGCG